GCTTGCGGTGCCGTGCCAATGGGTAACGAACAGTCCCGAAAAATCTGGTGGGTTTGGTGGGTTTGGTGGGTTTGTTTCCGGCGATATCTATGTTTGTCACCGAAACTGTCAGCGACGTGGAGGATCCCGACACCTGACATCCTCCACCACACATCACACGTTTTGACAGTTTCCGGGGGGAGCGGGATGCAAACCCACCACATCCACCAAACCCACCAGACAGACCGGCAACCATCGGGAACGGGCGGGACGTGGCAGCAGCCGATCCGAAGCCTTGAGACTGCCGCAGGGCGGTTCCTTTTGGGCCGATTTGTATGTGGGGGAGCGCAGCGCATGACCCCGCCAGCGTCTGGAGGTGGAAATGACTAAACTCAACGCCTCTGAAACCAAGACGGCCTTTGCCGCGCGGGTCGGCCTGACCAAGGGCCGCATCTCGCAACTGGTGGCAGAAGGTCTGCCGGTGCGCGCGGATGGGCAAATCGATGTGGCCGAGGGGCTGGCATGGATCGAGGACAATCTTGATCCGTCGCGTCGCAACAAGGGCGGTGCCTTCGCCGCCCCTACATCGCCCGCCCGCGTCTCGACCACGCTGGCCGAGGCCAAACGCTTGCATGAGATCGTCAAGGTGCAGCGAGCCAAGCTGGCGTTCGAGAAGGAACAGGGTCAGTTGGTCGAAACTCTCGCCGCCACACGCACGGTATTTGCCCGAGCCCGTGCCGAACGTGATGCGCACATGGCTTGGGTCCAGCGCACGGCACCGCTCTTGGCCGCCGAGGTCGGGGCCGATCCGCGCGCCACCTTTGCCGCACTGGACCGGATGATGCGCGAGCATCTGGAACACCTTGCCGACATGCCTTTGGAGAGTCTTGGCGATGGTGCCTGACATCGATCTCGCCTGGCGGCGCGGCATCCGCCCGGAACCGCCGATCCCGGTCTCGGACTGGGCCGATCGCCATCGCATCCTGCCGCCCACTTCGGCGGAACCGGGGCGCTGGCGCACGGACCGCACGCCCTACCTGCGCCGTGATGGATGCGCTGTCAACCTCCAGCCCCTATGAACGGGTTGTGCTGATGAAGGGCGCGCAGACCGGTGGGTCAGAGGCCGGGGCTGAACTGGCTCGGCTACATCATCCAGAACGCGCCCGGCATCGCGATGCTGGTCATGCCGTCGCTCGACATGGTGCGCCGCAACACCACCGTGCGGATTGACCCGCTGATCGAGGCCACCCCTGCCCTGCGCGATCTGGTCTCGGCCCCGAGGTCGCGCGACGCCGGGAACAGCCTATTCCGCAAATCCTTCCCCGGTGGCCAGCTGGTGATGACCGGCGCCAATTCCGCCGTCGGCCTGCGGTCCACGCCCGTGCGTTATCTGTTCCTGGACGAAGTGGACGGTTATCCCGGTGATGCCGATGGCGAAGGCGATCCCGTCGATCTGGCCATCCAGCGCACCACCACCTTCCGGGGGCGGCGCAAAATCTACATGGTGTCCACGCCCACCCTGAAAGGCCATTCCCGAATTGAGGCGGCCTTCCTCGACAGCGACCAGCGGTATTTCCATGTGCCCTGCCAGTACTGCGGCGACATGGCCGCGATCACTTGGGCGCGCATCCGATGGCCCGAGGGGCAGCGCGACGCGGCGTACCTGGTCTGCGATGCTTGCGGCGGCGTTCACCATGAGCACGAAAAGCCGCGCATGATGTCCGCTGGCGAATGGCGGCCGACTGCGTTGGGCGATGGCCGCACAGCAGGGTTCCACCTGTCATCGCTCTATTCGCCATGGGAAACTTGGGCCGAGATCGCGCAGGAACATGCCCGCGTGGCCAAGGATCCCGCCCGCCTGCAGGTCTGGGTCAACACCAAGCTGGGCGAGTCATGGGAGGACCAGGCGGGCGACACCGTTCCCGCCGACCCGCTGATGGCCCGGCGCGAGGATTGGGGCAGCGACCTCGCCTCCGGCGTGGCCTTGCTGACCGCAGGCGTCGATGTTCAGGGCGACCGGATCGAGGTGCAGATCGTCGGCTGGGGCCGCGACGAGGAGGCGTGGGTGATCGACTACCGCGTACTCTGGGGCGATCCGTCAGGCCCGCGCCTGTGGTCCGATCTCGATGGCGTCCTGAACGGCACCTATGGCGACCTGCCCGTCCGCGCTGTCGCGGTCGATACCGGCGGCCACCACACCAAGATGGCCTATGAGTTCTGCCGCACCCGCCTTTCCCGCCGCATCTGGGCCATCAAGGGCCGGGGCGGCCCCGGCATCCCGGTCTGGCCCCGTCGCCCCACCCGGACCAACAAGGGCAAGATCCCGCTGTTCATCGTCGGCGTCGATGCCGTGAAGGATGCTGTCTACGCCCGACTGAAAATGACCGAACCCGGCCCCGGCGCAATCCACTTCCCGCGCCGCCTCGACGCCGACTACTTCCGCCAGCTGACCGCCGAACGCGTCGTCACCCGCTTCGAGAAGGGCCGCCCCATCCGTTCTTGGCAACCCAAGCGCGACGGCGAACGCAACGAGGCGCTGGACACCTTCGTCTACGCCCACGCCGCCCTGCACGGACTGATCAGCATGGGGATGCGGCTGAACGAGGAGGCGGACAGGCCGGTAGGCAATGCGATGGCGTCAGTCCGCGACACAAAAGGGGTGATACGCTCTCAGTGGCTTACCAAGTGAAAGCAGCATCCATATGTTGTGTTACCCTGAAAATTGTGGTCGACATGTCGACCAAGAAGACCATGAAGGATGCTCACATGCCAGACAGCCATTCCACCCCACGCAAGATCATCGGGTTCTCTATGACGCCCGAACTGGCAGCTACGGTGAAGCTGGAAGCAGCCAAACAAGGCGTATCCTTGCGGAAACTGTTCGAAGAAATGTGGGAAACCTACAACAAATCAAAGAAGACGTAATGCCTGTAAATCTTGACAAGCCCCAGAACTGGAAGGCCGATATCGCAAAATCGGTCGATATGTATAATCAATGGTTCATGAAATTCGCGCCGAAGGCTTTCCGTGACACACGGATTGAAGCGACGAAGGCGGTTGAAGCGACTCTTAAATCCACAGAGAACCTGACCAACATCAAGCCCGAAATCATGAAGCGCTGGCCGGACGTCCTGCCAACACTCAGGATGTCAACCTGCCCTCCTCTGGCTGTCGACCGCCTAATCGGCCTCGCCGATGTCCCTCCCGCCATGGTCAAGCGCATGGAGATTGACAAAAAGCTCCCTGTGCGTCTGACTGGAGCGGCACTTGATGTTGAGCTTAATAAAATCGCTGACATCATCGAGCGGATGGCGGATCCCGACATCTTCGTTTGGATTGGACGTACAGAGCCTGCCACCGAAGCCGAAATTCACCGTGCCGCCACAATCGTCGCCGACCGACTTTGCGGGAGTGTCGCGAACCCCATAATTCGCAACGCACAGGAACAGCGTCAATTGGCCTACATCGCCACATGGCTTGAGGCGCGCGGCTACAAACGGATTTCTAACGGCAACAGTAACTTCCGCGCCATGTCGCCCGGCACCTACTCGTTTCGCATGAATGTCCCGGTTGGAGGCGACAATGGGGCAAACACCATCAACATCCCCGTCGACGCTGTCATAATGCGCCACTCAGCCAAACCCGGCGACTTTCCGCTTTTAATAGAAGCCAAGTCGGCAGGCGACTTCACCAACACCAACAAGCGCCGCAAGGAAGAAGCTCAAAAGGTCAATCAGCTTCGTCACAGCTACGGTAAAGACATTGAATTCATACTCTTTTTATGCGGCTACTTCGACGGTGGCTACCTGGGCTACGAGGCTGTTGAGGGGATTGATTGGGTATGGGAACACCGGATCGACGATTTGCAGGGGTTTGGCCTATGATCGACATAGAACAACTCGAAGCCAAACGCCTGGGGCTTCAGGCATCCCTCGACGGCGAAAAGACGTCAGATGATCGCAACCGCATGGGGCAGTACGCAACCCCGACTGCTCTCGCTCGTGAGATCGTTGCTCATGGCATTCGACTGCTGGCAGAGGACGCGTCGATCAGGTTCCTTGATCCAGGCATCGGAACTGGGTCATTTTATTCGGCTCTCTTGGCGAACACACAAGTCGATCGAATCGAGTCAGCTGTGGGATACGAGATTGATCCGCATTACGGCGAGCCCTCCCGCGCACTTTGGCAGGGCACCCCACTCGGCATCCGTCTCGAGGACTTCGCTCGGGCCACACCTGAGGGGCCCGGCGCAAACCTTTTGATCTGCAACCCGCCTTATGTCCGACATCATCACATGGATGTCGTTCGCAAGGCCGAAATTCAACGCCGCACCGAAGATGCGTGCGGGATCAATATAAATGGTCTGTCCGGTCTTTACTGCTACTTCATGGGGTTGGCACACCCCTACATGGCCAATGACGGTATCGCCGGGTGGCTCATCCCGAGTGAGTTCATGGGCGTGAATTATGGCAAGATGCTGAAGCGCTACCTTCTTGAAAAGGTCACCCTACTACAAATACACCGGTACGATCCGACAGACGTGCAATTCGACGATGCACTTGTCTCGTCTGCTGTTGTCTGGATCAGGAATAGTCCGCCGCCAAAGGATCATGCAGTTCGCTTCACATACGGCGGCACGCTAGCTTTGCCCTCGCTTGCTCGACATGTACCGACTGCCGAGTTGGCGCTTGAGGCCAAGTGGACGCGCTACCCGCAGGCCAATAGCGCCACGCCGAAAAGCGAAATCACCCTAGGAGATCTCTTTGACATCAAGCGCGGCCTTGCCACCGGTGACAACAGCTTCTTCATCATGGACCGTGGTCAGATCGAAGATCGCGGCTTTCCGATGGAATGCTTCCAGCCTGTCCTGCCCGGCTCTCGCTTCATTCCTCAAGACGAAATCATGGCAGACGCAGACGGCTTGCCACTCTTGTCCAAGCAGTTGTTCCTACTCGACTCACGGCTCCCCGAAGATGAAATTGCAGTGCGCCACCCGGCGCTTCACGCGTATCTCGCGTCCGGAAAGACGGGTGAGACGCCCGTTGCGAGCCGCTATTTGTGCCAAGGGCGTAAGCCTTGGTACTCGCAAGAAAACAGACCAGCGGCTCCCATAATTTGCACCTACATGGGGCGTAACAGGACAGGCGGGAAGCCATTCCGGTTCATTCTCAATCACTCCAATGCGACGGCGTGCAACACATTCCTGTTGCTGTACCCCAAACCGATTCTGACGGGTACAGCACAGAAGAACCCCGTTGCCATTCGGCAAGCATGGGAATTCTTGAACGAAATTGATTCCGCCGAACTACTCGGTCATGGCCGTGTTTACGGTGGAGGACTGCACAAACTGGAACCGAAAGAGCTTCGAGGTTTTCCGGCGGAAGTCTTGGCGCGGCGGCTAGGCTTGGATCTTCCATATTCGGTCCTGCCAGACTTGTTTGGCCAACGGGTAGCGTAGCGAAAAACGCAAATCCATTCACACTACCATTCCCGACCTTTCCCAACGGCTCTGATACCCCGGAGGCGCTGGAAATGAGACAATCCGCACCATGCGGACGCTCCTCCATCGCCTTTTCGGCTTCACGCGCACGCGCGGCTTTGACGCTGCGGGTGGTGGTCGGCGTTGGGAGGGGGCACGGACGGTCGATGGGCTGAACGCGGCGATCCTGGCGGGTGCGACCACGGCGGCGCGGCGGGCATGGGCGAAGACATCAGCCCCAACAGGGCTTGGCGTTTAGCGCGTCTGGCGGGCATAAGGGCCCAGATTGGTTACAAAAAGAAGCCCGGCTCTTATGGCGGCAGCCCGGCTGTCGTGGCCGACAACACCTTGAACAGAGAGTTCAATGTAGACGCTCCAGACCAGTTCTGGGTCACAGATATCACCTACATCCGCACCCACGAGGGCTTCCTTTATCTCGCAGTCGTGATCGATCTGTTTTCTCGGCGCGTCGTTGGGTGGTCCATGCAAGGCCGCACCTATACCGATCTGCCGCTGCAAGCCCTTCTGATGGCCGTCTGGCGCCGCAAACCGAAGACCAAAGTCCAGGTGCATTCCGACCGAGGCTCACAGTTCACCAGCTATGAGTGGCAGGAGTTCCTCGAACAGCACAATCTGGTCGCCAGTATGAGCCGCCGCGGAAATTGCTGGGACAACGCTGTCGCCGAGAGCTTCTTCAACCTGCTCAAACGCGAACGCATCCGCCGCAGAAAGTATAAAACCCGCGAAGAAGCCCGCCAGGACGTGTTCGATTACATCGAGTTCTTCTACAACCCGCAGCGCAAACACGTTAGGAATGGCATGCTGTCACCGATTGATTTCGAACAGCAGCAAGAACTGAAGCTGCAAGGTGTCTAGGAAACTAGGGGCTATTCAGTGATGCGAGTTACGCTGCCAGGACATTCACCCCGACCGGGATCGGACTGCGGCCGTTTTCTGTGGGCCAAGTCGAACAGCCTTGGCGGACCGCACGCATCACGGGTGATCTGACGATCCGCTGGACCCGGCGTTCGCGCGCCTTGGCGGCCGACAGCTGGGAAGCGGCGGAGGTGCCGCTGGCCGAGGACAGCGAAGCCTATGCGGTGGAAATCCTCGACGGCGCCACTGTCAAACGCACGCTGACGGCCAACACGAACAGTGTCCTCTACACCGCCGCCCAGCAGGCTTTCGATTGGGGCGCACCCCTCGGCCCCGCCCAGTCCCTCGCCATCCGCATCTACCAGCTCTCCGCCCTGATCGGGCGTGGGGCTGGGCGATCCGTCACCCTCACCTTCTGAACTCGGCCCCCTAGAAAGCAGGATCATGTCCGACATCACCACCCACCTCCTGCTGCCCTACATCCTGGCCTCGCAGGCGCAAAAGCATGTCACCCACAACGACGCGCTGCGGCTGCTGGATGCGATGGTTCAGCTTTCGGTGCTGGACCGGGATCTGACTGCCCCGCCCGCCAGCCCGGCAGATGGCGACCGGTATATCGTGGCTTCCGGTGCCATCGGCCTCTGGGCAGGTTGGGATCTGAACGTCGCCTTCTGGGTCGATGGGATCTGGATGCGGCTGGTCCCACGCCCGGGCTGGTTGGCCTGGATCGCGGATGAGGCTGCCTTCGTCGTCTGGAACGGCAGCGTCTGGGATCTGGTTGGCGAACCCGTGGATGTGTCGGACGCCGTGTTCAGTCTGGTGAATGACGCCGATCCGACCAAGAAGGCGCTGTTCTCACTGTCGGGGATCACCACCGGCACGGCCCGGACATTCACGCTGCCGAACACCTCGTCGGAACTGGCGATCCTTGCGGGCACCCAGACCTTCTCCGGCAACAAGACGTTTTCCGGCACACTGACCGCTGCGGGCACCGTCACAGTGTCGGCGGCGGCGGCCAGCATCGGCACGGCAACGACGACCGCCACTTACGGGATGGGCACCGGGGCGACGACCACCGGCGTCACCAAGACCCTGAACCTCGGCACCGGGGGCGCATCCGGTTCGACCACGGTCGTCAACATCGGGTCCGCCACCGCTGGGGCGGGCGGCACCACGGTGGTCAACACATCCACGGTGACGTTCGCCAATGCGGTGACGCAGGTAGGAATGCCCCAGGCGAACCTGACCGCTCAGCTTCTGGGCCTTGGTGGGGCGACTGCCGACAGCTTCAACCGCCTGTCAATGAACACCCCTGCAGTGCTCTTGAACAACGCTGGCGCGGGGATCGAAGCGACCGTCAACAAGGCGGCACCGGCCAATGACGCCGCCTTCGCGTTCAAGACCGGGTTTTCCGCCCGCGCGCTGATCGGCCTTCTTGGCGACGACGATTTCAGCGTCAAGGTCAGCCCGGATGGCTCCACCTTCCATGACGCCCTGAAGATCGACCGCGCAAACGGCCGGGTGGAGATTGCAGAGCCGGTGCTGTTGCCTGCCCATCTGACGGTGCCAGACCCGCCGCCCGCAGGCAGGATCGCGCTTTATGGCCGCAATCGCGCCGGAACCGGGTGGGTCGATGTGCAGCGCCCCTCGGGTCGCCACTTCCCGTTGCAGCCGCATTTCGGGGTCAATCGCGTTGCAACATGGTCGCCGTCGGTCAGCACCACCGTGACGACGGACGGCATGCCGCGCACCGCCGTCGGCACCGTGGCAACCCCGACCCTCGCCACAACCGGCCTCGCCGCCAGCATCCGCCGCTGGCGCGTCACCAGTGCCACCACCGCCAATGCCGCCGCCGAGGAACGGTCCGCAGGCTGGGTCTGCTGGCGCGGCAATGCCGAAGGTTTGGGTGGCTGGAACTATGTCAACCGGCTGTCGCTGACGACCCTTCAGGCCACCGGGATGGGGTTCTTTGGCCTCTACGGCTCGACCGCCGCATTGGCCACCACGCTGACGCTGGCCACCGTCATCAACTGCATCGGCATCGGATTTCAGCGCGGCACGCATGCCAACTGGCAACTGGTGCACAATGATGGCGCGGGCGCACCGACTCTGATCGATCTCGGCGCCAGTTTCCCGGTGGCCAGCCTGACGAACGTGCTGACGCTCTACATCGCTGCCACCCCGAACGGGTCCGACATCGGCGTGCGGGTGGTCGAAGAGGTCAGTGGTGCGGCCGTCGAGTTCACCATCACCACCGACATGCCAGCCGCAACCCAGCTCTTGAGCCCGCGCAACTACATGAACAACGGCGCGACGGCGGCGGCCGTCGCCTACGACTGCGCGGGCGTCTACGTCGAGACCGATTACTGAAAGGACCATCATGACCGAACGCACCACCATCCTGCACGAAGTCGGCCAGGCCTTCCGCGATCACGGCCTGACCGCCGCCATCACCGCGCTGATCGGGGGCTTCATCGCGCTGCTCGCGGCCGTCACGCGGCGCGCCTTCACCAATGACGCGATGCTGGCGCGGCTCGACCGCGAGCTTGTCGCCGAGCGCGACCGCGTTGACCGGCAGCGCGCCGAGGACCGCAGGGCCGATGCCGACCGGCTGAAACGGATCGAGACCGACATTCGCACCATGCGCAACGTCATGTTCGAAGCGTTCCAGCACGGCCGCACCGACTGACCATCACCCCACCACCCTGTCGACCCACCCGACCCGCCCCCGGCGGGCAATGCCCGCCAGATCGTAAAGTCTGCGCGGCATTACCGCGCGGGG